CGCCTTCCTGCAAGATGTCCTTACCACCGAGGACAACGCCAACGCCGCTTTCGAACTTTTCCTTGATACCAGCGGCAGCAAGAAGATCAGCTTCTCGGGCATTATCACCAGTATGGACACCTCTGCCACAGTGGGTGAACTGGAGGTCATCACCTGCAACTTCATCACTTCCGGTGCGATTACCGCCGCAATTTGATGACAATCCAGACCGTCACCGGCGGTTGCGTCCACGTCGAGATTGACGGAGAGGAGGGCACTACACACGCCACGTTCGTGTTCAAAACCCCCTCTCTACCGGAAACTCTCGGCGGTTTTATTACGATGCTGGCCCAGGGCATCGAAATCCTGGTGCCCATCGCTGACCCTAACGACGAGGAGGACGACGATGACGATTGAGTATCGCGGCGAAAAATTTGCCGGCTACAACAAACCCAAGCGCACCCCCAACCATCCCAATAAATCCCACGTCGTCCTCGCCAAAGAAGGCGATCAAATCAAACTAATCCGCTTCGGACAACAAGGCGTATCTGGTTCACCCGCCCAAAAAGGTGAGTCTGCCGCCAGCAAAGCCCGACGAGCTTCCTTTATGGCTCGTCACGCCCAGAATATATCCAAGGGCAAAATGTCCGCCGCATTTTGGGCCGCCAAAGTCAAATGGTAACTACCGCCCCTCAACTCTATGTATCCACATCTTTAACTCCTTGACATATCTCCTAAGCCCCTCAGCATTTTCTAAATGCCAAACATCCCCACTCTTAAAGTATTGGGACATATGTTCATCTATACCCCTCAAACACTGGTGAATGAGCGGATTCCAGGGTTCTCTTACGGGGGTATTCCACTCACGCACGTTAAAGCGGGCGCGTTCACTGCCAAAATAGGTACAAAGTAGGAGTCCAGCCGTGGTCTACAGCGCCAACATCCCACCGACTGGAGCTGTAGTCAGCGAGTCGCCGTTCGTCCGCAGTCTGGACGTCATCTCAATGATGCCCGACTGGCAAGTAATGGCTGCCGTCACCCGCGGCACCAATTACATGCGCGACCTGAGCGAAACATATCTTCCCCAAGAACCCCGCGAAACGGACGACGCCTACGAAACCCGCGTAGATCGCAGCGTCCTTAGCCCGTACACCAGCCGCCTTATTGAAACCGCAACCGGCGCCATCCTCCGCAAACCTATCCACATCGAAGGCGACGAATACTGGCTTGCACTGGCACAAAACATCGACGGCCTGGGCTCCAACATCAACGAATACGCCCGTCGCGCGTTGGTAAGCAGCCTGACATTTGGCCACAGCGCAATCCTGGTTGATTATCCCGCCGCAATGGGCGCCGTCAATCTTGCCGAAGAACGCGCCCAAGGTCGCCGCCCCTACTTCATCCACGTCGATGCCCCCCAAATCTGGGGCTGGCGCCAGGAAAGCACGATGCCTGGCTCACCACTTGTACAAGTCCGCATCCACGGGTACTACACCCGCCCCATCAACGACTTCGGCGAAGACCAGATCGAACAGATGCGGGTGATCTATCCCGGCAAGTACGACCTCTACACACTGGGCGAAAGCGTCGTTGAGTTCAGCGAAAGCGGCGGCTACAGCCTCGACACCATCCCACTGGTGCCGATCTACAGCAACCGCCGCGGCATGTTGCGTTCCCAGCCCCCACTGCTTGACATCGCCAACCTGAACATCACGCACTACCAAAGGCAAGCGGATCTAATCCACGCCCTCCACATCGCCGCAATGCCCACCCTTGTCCTTGAGGGCTGGGACGACACAACCGGCAACGCAACGATGGGCGTCAACTACGCCATCGCCATGCAACCGGGCAACAAGGCGTATTACGTCCAAGCCGACGCCACCAGCTTCGACGCCCAAATGGCCGAACTCCAATCCCTGGAGCAGCAGATGTCCACACTGGGCGTCACCAAACTATTCGGCCAAAAGTTTGTCGCCGAGTCTGCCGAAGCCAAGCGCATCGACCAAGCCCAATCCAATAGCGTCCTCTCCATCATCAGCCAAGAACTGGAGAGCGGCCTCAACCAAGCCTTTGCCTTCGCCGCCGAGTACGTCGGCATTGAAGCCCCCAAAATTACGATTGACCGCGACTTTGATTACTACCGCTTGATCGGCCAAGACATTTCCGTCCTAACCCAACTCAACCAAGCCGGCAAGATCAGCGATTCCATGCTGCTGGAGATTCTGCGACGCGGCGAAATCTTGCCTGATAACGTCAACATCAAAGATGAGATGGAAGCCGCCCAAAACACCATTGAAAAAGCAGAAACTCCAGAAGAAACCGACACTTCCGAGGAAATAACCCCCGACCGTGTTGACCGCTTGATTGAACTGCTGTCCCGCTAATGGCCACCAAAACCGAGCAACTTACCCTTGCTCAAGTCACCGCTCTGGTGCGCCTTACCAAAAAAGTTAGCCGTCTCAACAGCATCAAATCCGGCGCAAAACCACCAACCGAATCCACCGGCAAAGTCGGCGACTGGTATATCCAGACCGACCCGCTCACGCTGTATGGCCCCAAAACCATCAGCGGCTGGGGTCCCGGCGTTGAATTAGCCACCCGCACCCAAATTACCGGTCTGACCATCGGCGGCGCTTTACCCGGCAGCGGCGGAGGCGGTAGCAGCGCAACCATTGCGGTTGGCGTCACAACAACCGGCGCACCCGGCACGGACGCCAGCGTCACCAATAGCGGCACATCCAGCGCCGCCATTTTTAACTTCACCATCCCCCGCGGTGATGTAGGCACCACCGGCGCCACTGGTGCCACTGGTGCCACAGGCGCAACTGGCGCCACTGGCGCTACCGGCGCTGCTGGTGCAACAGGCCCCCAAGGTCCAGCCGGTGCACAAGGCGAAACAGGCGCCACCGGCCCAACTGGCGCGACCGGCGCTCAAGGTCCGCAGGGCGAACAAGGCATCCAAGGCGATACCGGTCCAGCCGGCGCCACTGGACCTACCGGTGCCGCCGGTGCAACTGGCGCTACAGGTGCTCAAGGTCCCCAAGGTAACGCTGGCACCATCGCCATTGGAGCCGTCAATACCGGCAGTCCAGGCACCAGTGTCAGCGTCACCAATAGCGGCACATCCACAACTGCCATCCTTAATTTCACGATCCCCCGCGGTGACACCGGTTCCGACGCCACAGTTACCGCAGGTACCGGAATTTCAGTCACCAGCGGCCAAGTTTCTTTAGCCAGCAGCTTCTATATCACTAATGCCTATATCCAAGCTCCTGTCGGTACAACTGCTCAACGCCCTGGCGCCCCCAGTGCTGGCATGATCCGTTTCAACACAACCACCTCTAAATTTGAAGGTTACACAGGAAGTGCCTGGGTCATCCTTTCTCCAACTTCTCTCGATGACGTCGGCGCGTAACTTTACGTGCATTGTGTCTTAAACTAGTGTCGTCCGTGTAACACACAACCGTGCCCGAAGAACAGCAAGCTCCAGCAACTCCTGTGGAGACTGGTGCGCCTCAGCCTGTGGCTGAAAGCTCCGATCTGGCCAACCAACTCGAAGCCCTCAAGGCTAAGAACGCCGAGCTGATTGCCGAACGTCGCAAGGACCGCGAAAACCGCGAAACCCTCCAAAAGCAACTCGACGAAATCCGCGCCGCCCAAGAACAAGCCAAAACCACCCAGCTAGCAGAATCAGGCGAGTTCAAACTTCTTTGGGAACAAGCACAGGAAACTGTCGCCAACCTCAAACAACAACTAACTGTCCGAGAAACCGAAATCAGCGAAATCCGCCAAGGCTTCACACAAGAGCAAATCAAATCATCCGCAATCGCTCAGCTGTCCCAAGCCGGTGCATTAGCACCCGATCAGCTGTATCGTTTATTGCAGGAGAACCTACGCGCCAAAGAAGGACAGCCTGTGGCTGTTGTCGGCGGCGTCGAAGTTCCGGTAGGCGAATATATCGCCAACCTCAAAAATCCAGGCAGTGGTTACGAGCATCATTTCGCCGCCACGAACCGCGCTGGTAT